AACAATCGAACAAGATGCATTAGTTGGCTATACATTCACTCTTGTTCGCACTTCAGCAGTTGTAATTACTCCACGAGTGGTGACTCCATAATGGCTAAATTAAATCTAAATGAAATCATCCAAGGCTCTTTGGTAAATTCAACCCATCCAAAGACTATTGAATTTAAGCATAATGGAAAAACTGAAACAGTCGATATTGTGATTAAGCAGCTGCCTTATGCTGTGACTGAGCCGCTATTTGCTCGTTTAAATAAGGGCGAAGATGTTGTCGCTGATTGGATTGCTGCCGCCTTAGTGGATGATGATGGGAAAACCTACTTAACCAAAAAACAGGTTGCTACCAACTTTACTCAAGCTCTTGCTGCCGCTGTGTTCAATACAATTCTGGGTATCGAAAAGGCCCCGCAAGACGATGAGGGAAAGTCCGACTAACGCCAGATGATGAATTCTGGTGTGAATTGGTTCTTAATGGGATTGGTGGTCGCACAATCGCTGAAGCTAAATCTAATATAACTAATGCTGAGGTTTCTCAATGGGTTGCGTTTAGAAATAAGCGCGGCTCTTTTTTTACTGGAAGGCGTATAGAGCAAGGCTTTGGTAATCTAATGGCGACCTACATGGGGTCTAAAGGTGCTAAAAACGTGAAAGCAATATCTTTTATGCCTCATGAAGATCAACCAGAAGAAATGTCTTTAGAGGAATATATGATGCAGGCATACGGTGGCGAGTAAGAAATCAGCGTGAGTTGGTTTCTTTAGTGATAAATAGTAGGCTAATGATATTGTGCGACAACAATTAACGCGCTGATGGGTATACAAATCTTGACAACAGTTAATCTATAGCGTATTGACCGATTATGTATTATCGCATAATATGCCCACATAAACCCTTTTATCAAAAAGATAAAAGGATTTTTTATAATTAAAAGTTTTAAGCATTAATGTATTTTGGAAAATGGTGGATCATGAGTAATGTAGAGGCTGTCAGCTCTTCTGGTGATTCTAGTTATTCATGGGCTAGGGCATTTAGAGATATTGGTGTGCAAGCTATAAATACTGGGCAATTTCCATTCTTTTGCATGTTTGTAGTGGCTATTCTTTTTCTATTTCGTCTACCTCCAGAGACATTAAGTACTATTTCTCTAGAAGTAGTTAATAATTTCAAAACGTATGTTTTCTCAGGATATGGATTATTTATCATTACTCTGGTGTGCGTTACTTTCTATGTTAAAGCATTAAACAAACGACACAAAGAGCAGTTGGGAAAACAGAATGCTCTTATTGAACAATTAAAAGAAGAGTTGAAAATCTCTACCACCTCTACTGGAGGCATATTATGAGTATTTTATTAGTTGTTATGCTGCTTTTAGCAATCATTCACTATTTCTACCAAACAGTAGTTGTTAGAACTAATAATGATTTATATGAAACTGATTTAAAAATTCTCAATCATGAAATTGAGATTTTTGAAATTAAGAACTCAATGTCCCTTAATGCTTCTGAGCAGGAGTTTCTTGTAGGTACAAAAGCATTTGTTAGTCATTGTCCTCAAATTGGTAAAGAAGTTACAGCTGTTGAAATGATAATAGATATGGCTGAATACAAGACATCCAAGGATTATAAAGATAATGCTAAAAAAATGCGCTCTTTGCGAATTCAGAATGACACAATCTGGAAATTCAATGTTGAGGCATCAAGAGCGATGCTTAAGAATGCAACATTGAATGCAGGAATTTTCTTATTTACATTATCCCCAGTACTGTTTTTAGTTTTATTTTATTCTTTTATTTCAGGAAATAAGCTATCACTTGAACAAAGTGTTGAGAGGATCTCATCTAAGCACTGCTAAGAAGATAAATTAAAACCACTCCCCGGAGTGGTTTTTTAATGCCAAAAGAAAAGCACCTTAGGGTGCTTTTTTAAACTCATCCAGAATTGGATTTTTGTCTTTATTGTCAGCAATTAGCTCTAATTTCTCTATTAAAAACTTATATTTCTCAACCTCTAAATGTAATTCAGGGGTTGGGTTATTGGTGTATTGATGTTCAAGCTTGTTCAGTACATTACCGTATAGCATGCTTAGAGCAGTGGCAGTCCCAGATAAAAAACCCTTACCGTATTGGGCCTTTTCCTCGTCACTAAAAAAGGCAGACTCAAAACTTTGCTCAAGACGAGCGACCATCTCAGCGCTCTGAGAGCGGTTATTTTCCTCAGCGGATTTCTCAATTTTTTGTTTTAGCTCAGGTGGCACACGCAATCGAACTATAGTGTGATCAGCTTGATTACTCATCTAAAAACCTCAATGCCACAAATTGTGGTAAATATTTCATGATAGGTATTTACATTACCACAAAGTGTGGCTATAGTTATTAAACGCCACAAATTGTGGCATAAATAGGAGGAAATAATGAAAGAAGAATTTGTTTATGTAAAAGGTCGGCTAGACAGCGAACTACATAAAGAACTCAAGCTGATTGCTAAAGAGGATAAAAGATCAATCGTTTATCTTATGAATGAAGCAGTTAAATTATTGGTAGAAAAACACAAGAGTGCGAAAGCATGAAATCAACAGGCACAAAAAAACCTTGCCATCCGCCAAGATTAAACAAGGTTTTGTTGCCATCACAGAAGGATGTAAACACATGTCTAATTTAACACAAAATCTAGTAAATCCAAATACTCAACCGTTGGTTATTGGCGAGTTTTCAATTCGTCAGGATGAAGATGGTCGTTATTGCTTGAATGATCTACATAAGGCGAGTGGGTATGACAAAAAGCATCAACCCGCTTACTTCATCCGCAACCAACAAACCAAAGATTTAATTGGTGAAATAGTAAACTCTGCAAATTTGCAGAGTTTAGAAAACAATCAAATTGAACCAGTTAAAAAAATGGAAGGTGTTAAGGGTGGAACCTATGTTGTAAAAGAATTGGTTTACTCGTACGCAATGTGGATTTCTGCAAAATTCCATCTACAGGTTATTCGTGCTTATGATGCAATGGTGATGCAATTCAGAGTTAAAGCGCGTCAAGCTATTTCACCAGAGCAGCAAGCCTTGCTTCATGAAATTGTGGCTCGTCGCTCTCAAGGTGAGCGTAAAATCTTTGCTGAAATGTGGGCGCGTCATAATCGGCATTTTAAAATACCGCGCTATGCAGAGCTTTTAGAGATTCATTTTCCAGAGGCCGTTCATTATCTGGAAACAATGGATCTAAAGACAAAAGTGGAAAAGCAGGAAGTAAAAGCTTTGCCTTATCCGCAGGAAGTTATTCAGGTGGCCCAGCAGATCAGCCAAGAGTTTAATAACTCCAAATATGACTCTTGGCATGTGAGTGCTCGCAATGGTGTGCTGACCGCAATGCCACTACCGCCGGGCTTTTACCCAACCATGGATATTGCTGAATTCACCAAGCGTTTTGATAGTGTGCTGGATCTGCTTTATGGTACTGATACGCTACGAGTGGGCCGGCATTTCTTGAGAGAGCGAAATGCTTAATTAAAACAAGACCACTCTTCGGAGTGGTTTTTTTGTGCTGGAATTAGTATCTTGTCCTGAATAACAAATATTTGGGGTGGGGTATGGAAATAGTAATAGCAATAATTGTTGGTGTGGTTATTTGGTATGTTTTGAAAGCTAAAAAGGCAGCAAGTGAAACAAGTATAAATCCAGACCCAAACAATACTTCATACGCTTACAATATTGTGGGTGAGCAGTCCTATCAAAATAACCTAAAAAAGATAGCTGGCCCTAAAGAAGAAGAGTCGAAGTTTTTTGAGTGCTATGCCAAAGTTAGCTCAGAGCCATTTAATCAGTATGATAAGAATGCCGTTAAGGTTGAAATTAATGGTTTGCTTGTGGGTTACTTGAGTAGAAGTGAGGCGGCAAAACTAGCCGGAAAGGTGGTAAACAAAAATGTTCCAGCGGTCATAGATGGTGGCTGGAAAGATGAAGAAAGTACAGGTAGTTATGGTGTAAAGCTCGCAATTAATAATGTTAATGATCTGGTTTAGTTGGAGCTGAGAAATGAAAAAACTATTAATAGCGATTCTACTAACCATATCAACACAAGTTATTTTTGCTGAGGAGCGAACTCTAGATGAGCGCTGTGATGGGCATGCTA